AAGAAGAGAACCAACAGGACAAGAAGCAGTATTACCATCACCAGCGTACGAAGAACGGGCTACATGTTGGAGGTCGCTTTCAGTAACATAAGGCAAAGATGAGGGCACAACTACATCGGTCGATATATCAGTAGCGGCCTTAGAAGATTTGCTTTGCTGAACAACAAAAGACGGAAAATCACGATACAACAAACGATAAGGCACAAAGTAAAAGTTATAATATTGCTTCATTCGAGCAAAAGCAGCCGTATTAAGCGGAGCAGTACGCGAAAAAGTAGAAGCATTAACACGAAATTTGTCTCCTGGCAAGCAGTCCTGGAGGAAACAAGGGAGGATTTCACCACATTTAGAGCTAAAAATGCGGCGTTGTGAGAGGTCAAAGGCGTTGCGAGAAACGTGATTTTTGACTTTAGGAACGAATAGGTTTTGTTTCGTCATAAATAATAAAATCTTTAGTTGTTATAAATCATTCATAATCTTTGAGAGTATACTTTTCTTTGATTTTTTTGTATTTAGTGAGGTCATAAAGTCTACTTTCGCAATAACCTTTCCAAGCATAAAAAAAGCGTGTAGTACGATAATCAGAAATGCGAGGAAGAAACACACCACCATCTACAAACCAACTTTCAAGTTGTATGAAATCTTGCGGCTTTGCACCATCATCAAGTAACTTTTGTATGTCATTATGCTGGTTAAGTAACTTTTCTAACTCCATACGGCCATAAAATTGCCGAGTCTTAAAGAGATGAAAAGTGTGGCAGTTATGAGAATAAAGCCGAGCACTTTGAAGGAACTTTTTAGAAACGAGGACATCATAATAGACGCTGGAATAAATTCTTTCGGGGTCTTGTATGTCCTTAAGTTTCTCGCCAAACGCCTTATAATATTTAGGATAAGGCGCAAAGGAGCAAATATTATATTCATATATTTCATCACTTAGAATTCTTGCGATTTCTGACGAGCGTCTATTAACAAATCCAACCGCGAGATGATAACGGGCAAGGCAAAGAATATCATCGATGCGGCCAAAGTCGCGACATCTTGGGAAAACGGAAGCCTTAAGACAAGATGGAAAGTTAAAGGATTGGTCAGAGCCATCGCACGATAAAGAGAACGAGAGAGGGCAGCCACAGACAAACTTGTTGAAGATTGAACTCGCCTTTTTAATAGTCGAGCAGCCGAATTTTTGCGAGTGTCGCGCGCGGGATTTAACACCGCTTCGGCAATATAATGGTGAAATACATGCAGAGCCCGACATATACGAAGTAAGGTATCGGGAGTTATTTCCGCGGTAATACTTGGAAACCACAAAACCATACTGCCAACATTCAGCCGAATTTTCGTACAGAAAAGAGCGTGCCTCCTCGGATTTACAGAGAAATATAATGTGAAAGTGGGGACGGAACGTTGTCTCCCCATACTCGGCACAATAAAAGTAACGAAAAGAGTATTTTTTTCCAAATTTTCTGCGAAACCGCTCACGCATACGGGCAATGTACTGTTGAATATCAAAGACTCTAATAAAGGGTATTTGTCCACAAGAGAAATAAGACGGGAAGCGTCGAACATAATTTTTTGAGATTTTACCGAGGAACTTACGCTCCTCGATGGTGTGAAATTGTTGTGTAAATAACTCACCCGAATCAAGGTCTACAAGATTGCAAATACAACCATCATACAACAAAGTGGCACGAGGAATATCACGATTGCGATATGTCAAAGTAACAAACAAACTGCAAGGATTGTCCAACAATTCCAGCGTACCAAGTTGACTTAAAGCATCAGCAGCATGTACGCGGCAGTAAGCACACTGGCGGCAAGGTACGAAACGGGTTTGACCATCAGCACAAGTAACCTGAATAGGGTGCAAGCAACCAAAAGACACAAGATTTTTAGGGCGAGTTACAGACATTTAAAGTAGTTCAATACGAGTTGAAAAGTAAAGTGATTTAGGAGAAAGCATAGGCTATGCGTTGTATATCATATCAAGTTGTTTATCAGCATGGTGTGAAAGAGCATCAATAGAAGCAAGGTTATCAGTATCCATGCGAGGAGAACTCTCAACAATCGAAGAAAGAAGTGCAGAAATAATCGAAAGGGATTTAACAGCATTTTCAGAAAGTGTATTATCTTTGTCAGCTAAAAGACGATTTACAAACTTAAAGACAATGTTTAGGACAAAAAGAAAAACTTGTAATTGTAGTTTCATATCTTTGAATTTTTATGTTAGACAGCGCAAATATAAGAACACAATTTGAAATTGAAAAGAATGTATGTTGTGTTTAATATCGAAATTTAATATTATTAGTAAACTTAGCAGATTATAACAATTCACAAGTCTATACGGACGCGCTAACGCGCTATTGCATGGCATACGCCTTTGCGAGGACCGGACGCCCTACGGGCTAATACGCTAACGCGTGGGTGTCTGATTGGTCACCGGTTACAGAGACAAGACGCGAGGACGCTAACCGCTACGCGGATATGCCTCCGGCATTAACGTTACACGGCAAAAAGTAGCGTGTGAGTTTTGCATATTTGTATCAAGGGGTATGTTTGACGGCAGTCAAATCCGAAGCACGGACAAAACAAAATTAAACAATATGGAATTAACACAAACAGACATCAATATATTAGCATGGGGTATAACAATATACTACATAATAATACCCATATCAATACTAATAGTATCAATATGGGCAATAATTAAACTAATTAACTATATTACTAAAAGCCAAGACGAGAACCAAACTTAAGAGCAGACACAGCGGCTTTACCATATTTTTTGACAAGGTTTTCCATTATCCACCAACTACGAGTCGCGCCACCTGCATTATACATTAAAGCATCAGCAGAAGGAAAAATATTAAAGTACTCACGTTTAGTTTTCTCTTTCTGAGCACGAACTAAAAGGCGCTGTTCATCTTTCAAATCAACATCAGCGAGAGAACCATAAATACGAGGAAACAACAAAGAGCGTTCCGTAGCAGTCTGAGCACGAGAAAGTCCAGCAGCAGCGTGCGAGGCATCGGCAGAGCCATAGGCAGCAGCAGTATTGGCGGCATAGTTGGCAAGTTGGGCCATTGTTAATTTTTCAAACCACGTATTTTGCTTACGCATATTTTCGGCTTGTTCCTTGGTTAACTCACCTTGTGCAACTAATTGGTCAAGACGAGCCTTTTCTGACGCTTCAGCATATTTAGCAATAGCTTGTTTCTGTTGGTTATCATAGCCCATGCCTTCGGCTTGTAGTTGCATGATTTGCGTATTACTACGCATTTGGGCAAGTTCATTGGCTACAATATCCGAAACGCCTTGCGCTTTAAGGGCATAATATTGCGAGTTATAGGCGAACTCATGTGTTTGCGACTGGTAAAGATTAGCATTAGCAGCAACACGCGAGGGCTCATTAACAAGGTCGTTTTGGTCTTTGATACCTTGTGCAAGAGCAGAGTCGGCAGTACCTTTAGAGCCACGTGCCTCATTCTCCGATTTTTCAACAACCGAGGGAGTTAACTTACGTTCGCGGTCAACAGATATTACCTTTAAGGCATTATCCAAAGAAGATGAAAGGCCGCTTATAAAATTGCCAACGGGGTTAGAATATGCTTCAGCGTAAGCAGGCGCGGAAACATTATTAGGCGTGGCAGACTGCAAAGAAGATGCGGTACCCGAACCGATTTGACCAGAGGAAGCGGAATTATACGGATTTATGCCAGCGGCTTCCATACGGGACATTTGAGCAGCAGGGGAATTATATTCATTTTCTCTATTCCATTGCTCAATGTTCCATTGGTTTTGCTTCTCGGCCATTTGTTCAGACCATTCTTGTTGCTTTTGCAACATAGCATTTTGATGACGTCTATTTTTAGTTGCTTGACGAGCACCGCCAATGGCATTACCAATACCACTAAGCAAAGAAGCACCTGCACTAACAGGGTCGAAAGACATATTAAATTCCATAGTAGTAAAATTTAGATGAATAAAAAGGCATGCGCCACTATAGCAGCGCACGCCAATACACAATTTAGTTCTTATCCAGCGGAGCAGGAGCAGGAGCGGAGGAAGATTTAAGGTTAGATATGAATTTATTCCAAAAGTCTTGTTGCTCTTTTTTGTTTTTGTACTTGGACTTAATGTCATCAGCTTTTTCTGTCAGCCAATTAGCAAAATCGTTGACATCGCTTGCCTGTTGCACGTAGCGATTAGAACATATTTCAAAAAGTTCATCATCTGATAATTGAATATCGTCAGAGGTAGACGGGTTTGTAATAGGTTCAAGGAACTTGGACAACTCGCTGGGGTCAAGAGCTTGCAACTTTTTCTCAGAAATTACAAAGTCTATATCGCGCACACGCATAGTAACCTCGGGTTCGTCAGATGATAGAGGAGCAAGTTTATACGTCTGAATACTGGTAAAGATATTATCTTGTATGTCGTTTTTGTAGTCCATAACTTTATATATTATAAGTTAGTAAGGAAGTCCGAGGCGGTCAAGATTACGAATAACTTGGGTATTAAAATCTACAACGTTGTAAAATTGGTCATAACTTACGCCATCATGAAAATAAAATTTGCCGTCAGAACCTTTAGAAATAGAACTGTATACACTAAAGATATTGTTCAAAATGCTTGGATATACCTTAAAACTGGAATACTTAGGCTGATTGTAAAAATCAAGGTCACCAAGTAAACCAAAGCTTACATCACACTTGCCAAGCTCAGAAACAAGAGAAGAGTCAACACCACCCTCAATATTTGGGCCAAGATTAAGAACAAAATCGTGAAGCATACTATTTTGAGATAGAGAGCAAACAAAATTGGGTTGAGTACCATTTTGTGACTTATTAAAGTCACCTAAAACGATATCGTAATTAGTCTTGTAGTCATAATAACGAGGGCCATAACCAAGGTTTTTATATCGTGATTTATCACCGAAATCAAAGGGAGGAGTATGGTAAAGGTCACCAGTCAAGAGACGAGGGTCTACACTCTCATAACCGAGTCTATCGTATTCGGGCAAAGCAAAATCCGAGAACTGAGTACGGAGACAAGCAGCATCGTAGCCGACAACGCTATAATCAATAAAGGGCAAAGTATAAGTTACACCAATTATCAAACCATGCTCACGAACTTCGAAATCAAAATTACCATTGCCTTGAACTATGCCGTTAGCAGCATAATTAGCAATTGAACCCTCTGAAGCAAGGTTAGTATTAGTAACAGTGTTAATATTAAAATCAGAGGAAAAGCCGCCAATATAATCACAAAGACCACTTTGCAAAGAAGATACATTTACATTAAAATGGGCTTCGATTTGGCTTTTATAGTCTGAATTATTTGACAAAGTAACTTCGAGGAATTTTTGCTTAGCTTGAGCAGCACGGAGCGAAAGAATGTCAAAGGACTGAACAGAACTATTAGAAAGATTTGCAAGGCGCACTTGTGTACGTTCGACTTTTGAAGAAGGACCATCACCAGCAGAAGAAACTACGCCAAGGTCGTTATAAGTAGGGTCAAAACCAGCAAGTTGACCTTTAGAAGATGGGGCGAGGCTCTGAATATACATATTGGACAAATCGGCAGACTTAACAGACGAAACTGCACCGAATTGCGAAGTAGGCACTACACCAAGAAAAGTATCTTTGGTAAAATTGACATAGCGCATATCGAACATATTAGGCTTATGCGATGCAGGATACCAGCCATTTTTATCATTAGTAACGAAAAGAGAAGCAATAGGAATGTTCATATTGCTTTTACCGGCCATGTAATCAACATTATAAGTATTAGCTTGCTCGTTTTCCCATTGAGAAAAGCGGTAAAAATCATTATAAACTTTTTGATAAGCAAGCAAAGGGAAAAGACTAAGACGTGAGTTATTATTAGCCCAAGTATCATCAGAAAGTACAGAACGAGTAGTTTTGTAATAGCCAAGATATTGCAACAACTTACGAGTAGCCATCATACGAGAAGTGCCAACACAAGTAAAAAAATTACCGATAAGAAGAGAACCAACAGGACAAGAAGCAGTATTACCATCACCAGCGTACGAAGAA